AACCTTGCTCTCGCGCAATTCGAAATCGTGGAGCTTCAGAACGCTATCAAGTTGGCACTGTTCAACGATCTGCGTGATCCTGCTGGTCCTGTTCGTAGCGCCACTGAGGTTGCTATTGAATCCAGAGAGCTTGCAAAACGGATCGGGTCGGCCTTTGGGCGACTTCAGACCGAGATACTCGTACCAATACTCAAGCGTGTCGTCGCTATACTGACTCGACGTGGATTGATCGTCCCTATCGAACTAGATGGGCGTGATGTGCAGATCAAGTTCACCTCTCCACTAGCAAGGGCGCAGGATGGCGAAGATCTACTAGCCGTTCAGCAAGCCGTACAGTTCGTATTGGGTACGTCCGGCCCTGAGCAAGTACAGATTGCCTATAAGATCGAAGACTTCGGCACATGGGCGGCGAACAAGACGGGAATGCCGTCAGACTTAGTGCGATCTGATATGGAGAAACAGCAGATCATCCAAGCTGGCGCGCAGGTCAAAATGATGGAACAACAACAACCACCAATGGAAGCTGAATGACTTGGGACACAATTGAGGGCGCAAGCCCAGACGCCAAGAAACAGAAAGCCAAAGCACAAGAACAGATCACCCAAATGACCAAAGCCTATGCCCGGTGCTTCAATACTGAAGACGGGCAGAAGGTCTTGGAGGATCTCACGCGTCGCTTTCTATTCGACAACGCAACATCCCTATCCAGCCAGAACGTCGCGTATGAAGCGGCGTATCACAATGGCGAGGCGGGTGTTATTCGCATGATCATCCACTACATACAGCAGGCGGAGAGACAATGAGCGAAGAACCCAAGAAGCGAACGCGCAAAGCAAAGCCCAAGTACGAGGTCGTATGCGAGCAAACGGATCATCTTGAAAAGATTGGGTGCGAACTTGATTGGCTCAAGCCGTTACATGAGCGGTATGGCTTCGATAAGTTCGAGTATATCCACAAATTCCGTGCATTCCGGTGCTATAAGGACGGGCGACACGTTGATTGGATCGACGTAAACAACCTAGCCCTGATCAATGGCAAGCGGAGGCTGGAAGCTATCCTAATGAAACACCAACCCATAAGCCCTAAGAGGGCGATCATTAACTATCCTTGGAGATAATCATGGAAGAACAGGCCGTAGAGAGCAACGATACCCTGAAATCATTAGTAGATGCCGCTGAACCCACATTAGGTGAAGGCGAATTCTTTCTAAGTGAGGGAATCAAGGGCGTAGGCGATCAACCTGAGTGGTACAAAGCCGACAAGTACAAGTCAATTGCAGAGCAAGCCAAGGCATACACCGAGCTAGAGAAGAAGTTCGGCGGATTCACTGGCGCACCTAAAGACGGCTATTCGGTTGCTGAAGGTGTCGATGCGGATGATGCGTTGTGGGGCGAGCTGGTCGAGTTTGGCACCAAGCAGAATATGTCTCAGGCCGCTATGAATGAGGCATGGGAGCTACTGACAGCACAAGAGCAAGCCATTGAAGAGGTTTCACTTGAGACTGAGATGGCAAAGCTAGGTGATAACGCTGTTGAGCGTATCAAGGTTGTTGAACAGTACATGAAGAACAATCTCGATGGCGATACATACGAGGAACTCCGTTACGCTGTAAACAGTGCTGAGTCTGTCCAACTGATCGAGGCGCTGATCAAGTCAACTGCCCCCGCTAAGTTGCCGATTGATGGTTACATTCAACCCGGCGGCGTTACATGGGATGACATTGAGGCTGAGATGTTCAAGAAGCATGAGAGCGGTCAGATGCTCCGTGCAGTCGATCCCAACCATGAACGTAAGATACAGCGCATGATGAAAGAGTTTGGCGGTGATAAGCCATACGAACGCATTGTTGGCTGACACGTTTCTTGTGGTATCATAGAGAGATCGGATACCCCTTTCACAAGGCCCGGTAGTTTTTAGGTTGAACGACTGACCGACTGCCGGGTACTCAGTCTAAAACCTCTTAATCATTTTTATACATTTGACATAGAGGAGACTGAATCATGTCAATTAATCTCTCCGCAGTAGCGGTAACCGAATTTGACAGCATGGTAAAGCACGCTTATGCGAACGCTGGCTTGCTCAAGAACGCTGTCACACTCCGAAACAACGTCGTAGGTGATACCTACAAATTCCGTCGTATGGGCAAAGGTCTTGCAAACCAGAAGACTAGCTCCGCTGATGTTGACCCAATGGACGTAGGACACGAGTTCAAGACTGCGACTCTCGCAAACTGGAACGCGCCTGAGTACACAGACATCTTTGACGCACAAGAAGTTAACTTTGACGAGAAGCAAGAGCTGGCAACTACAATTGCTGGTGCCTTGGGTCGTCGTTGTGATCAGCTTGTCATCGACGCGATGGACGCTTGTACTCCACTGACAACTGCTGTTGCCGCTGGTGGTACTAACTTAACTATCGCCAAGGTTAATTCAGCTCAAGTTGAGTTGCGTGATCAAGGCGTTCCAAACACTGAGCTTTTCGCTGTAATCGAAGCTGGTGGTTTGGGTGGTCTGTTGAACGACGAGAAGGCAACTTCTGGCGACTATCAGGCGATCAAGGCTCTTGTATCTGGTGAGATCAACACTCTTGTTGGCTTCCAGTTCATCATCCTTGAGACCCGTGCCGAAGGCGGTCTAACTGAAGCGGCTAACGTCGTTGACTCTTGGTTCTTCCAGCGTCCATCAGTTGGCCTTGCTGTCGGTATCGACATGAAGACTGAAATCAACTACGTCGCACAGAAAACCTCTTGGCTTACTAACGGTATGCTCAAGGCTGGTTCTGTTGTACGTGACGAAGGTGGTTTGGTTAAGGTCCAGTACGACAAGACTGCATAAGTCTTATCCGGCCCCTTCGGGGGCCATTCTATTTCTAGGTGAGTTATGGCGAGCAAGATCGACTTAATCAGCAATGCGCTTATTCTGATCGGGGATACTCCGATTAATTCACTGACGGGTGGATCACGGCGCGAGACTGTCGCAAACAATCTGTACGACAACATTGTCCAGAACGAGCTAACCAAGCATCGCTGGGGCTTTGCACGTCGTAAGGCACAGATATCTAAGCTGACAGACACCCCGATTGATCCTAATGGCTGGACATCTATCTACCAGCTACCCACTGATTTACTATTCCTAATCACTGTTTCCCCTGATGCTAGTTATCAGGTGTACGGCGATAAGGTTTACAGCAATTCATCGCAAGCCCTGTACGCTGACTACATTGCAAACGTCACTGAAGATGAGTGGCCCGTGTACTTTTCCAAGATGATTGAGTACGCACTGGCTATGGACTTCGCGGCAAGCATTAGAGACAGCTCTGCGGCACGAGGTGAGATGGCGTCGGCTTATGTGAATGCGTCCCGTATGGCGCGATTCACGGACTCTCAGCAACATCCTACGCAACCGATACGAAGCAACCCATTTACTAATGTGAGGTTCTAATGGCTAAGACTCGATTCATTCAGTCTAGCTTTGTAAGTGGCGAGTTATCCCCGCTTCTCAAGGGTCGCATTGATATCAACCAGTATTATCAGGCGGTAGAGACTGCCGATAATGTTGTGATCGTCCCTCAAGGCGGCATGAAGCGTCGTCCCGGTACTGAGTACATTGGGACAGTGGTTGAGAACCTGAGCCGATACAAGGGCGCTCCCACCATGCCTAACGGCGGTTCAGCGTCGATTATCAACGACGGCAATGATGCGACCACGACCTCGACAACGACTCCAATCGGCACGACTAATCCGTACTCTGTTGTTGAGTATGACTTTGGCAGTCCTGTTTGGAGAGACTTCTTTGATCTGCGCCAGATCAGCCTGTCATCCGGCACGAGCGATGAGTTTAAGATTCAGAAGTCTACCGATGGCATTAACTGGTCAGACGTTGAAGATGTGCCACTGATTGGAACCTCTCCACAAAACATCCGGGTGACGTTGGTACAGCCCCTTGGAGAGTTTACTGAGGCGCGTTACTGGAGACTTGCGCGTGTTGGCTCATCCAACTTGGGATCTGCAACGGTCACTGCCGCTGATGTCAACGCTATGTATCAGAACGGAACCCTTGAAGCACCCAAGCTAATCGACTTCAGTGTTGAAGATGACCGGCATTACTTGATGGAGTTCACGTCAGACAACATCAGGGTCTATCGCTCTCCCAGTACCTTCGTTGCAGATATCAAGCCAACGTATTCAAGTCTTGACGAGGCTGACGTTCTGAACATCCGAGCGGCTCAGATTGAAAACGTCATGCTGGTGTTTGGCAACTTCGAGCCAATGCGCATTGTTAATCTGGGTACAGATGCCGATTGGTTTATAGACAACATCCCTTTCATTAACATCCCGCAGTACGACTTCGACGATGCACAAAGCCCAACGCCTGTTAACGAAGTTCAGATTATGAGTCTTGGCCACTCTGGCGGGCCAAACTGGAAAAACGGCGATAGATTTGAGATTGATATCGAGGGTGTAACCTCTAAGTCGATTACCTACGCGGGTGATACTGGCACTGACGAGCAATCCTCGACCGTCTTCAACATCCAAAAGAACCTGCAAGAAATGCCTGTTTTTGGCGATACGGGTGTATTGGTAGAAAGAATAGCCGACGATGAATACAGGATTACGATTTCTGGCGAATCAACTAAAGATTTCGAGTTGTTTTCTGCGTATGTAACGGAAGGTGACGCAGATCACGAGATTACTTTTACGAAAGTTGCGCCCGCAGGCTCTCCACGCAAAGAGGATGTCTGGTCGTCTACCCGTGGCTGGCCTAAAAGCGCGTGTTTTTACGAAGGCAGATTGGTACTTGGTGGCACTCAGTCAAAGCCTCAGTCGATCTTCATGTCTAAGACCGGCGCATTCTTTGACTTCGACATTGATGATGGGGATGACGACGAGGCAATCTTTGCGACTATCTCATCACGCAAGCTCAATGACATCATTGACGTGTACCCCGGTCGTAACTTGCAGATCTTTACGTCGGGCGCAGAGTTTTCAATTACCAGTAGACCCGTCACCCCGTCTAATATCAGCATCCAACCGCAGACCTCACACGGCGCAAGCAACATTGAGGTGCAAGATGTTGATGGCTCGACCATATTCATAGACCGTCACGGTAAAGCCCTGCTGGGCTTCCTGTATTCCTTTAACGAGGACGCTTACACCACAGACGATAGGTCGGTACTGGCCTCTCATTTAATCAACCAGCCGGTCGATATGGCGCTTCTGGCGGGTACTGCGAGTGATGATGCTAACTGGCTGTTTGTTGTGAACAGTGACGGTACGGCTACGATCCTAAATACCCTGAGAAGTCAGGACATTAACGGCTATACCAAGTGGACAACGGACGGAAACATCAAGAGCGTTTGTGTTGTAGACGAAGAGCTGTATATATCTGTTGAGCGTGAGGTAAATGGCGCGACACTTATTTACATTGAGCGATGGGACTTCACTCATAAGCTAGATTGCTCAGTCAAAAAGACAGCCGCCCAGCTTGGTATCGGCGCAGTCACGCACTTATTCAATGAGCAAGTGCAAATTATTGTTGATGACAAAGGATATGTATTGCCACCCAGAACTGTTGGGACATCTAATGTGATTAGCTTAGACCCTAATGAGGTATATGCCGGTGATTACGAGGTTGGTTTGTTATTCACGCCGGTAATTAAGCCCATGCCTTTAAATACCAACATCGGATCAGGCCAGAACCAGATGCGATTGAAGAAAATCGTACGCATGAACGTACGTGTCTACGAGTCTTCTGGCATAAATATTGACGGCATCCCTGTTGCTATCCGTGCATTTGGCCCTGCTGGGGATGAATCACCATTAAGTCCTGAGTCTATTGTCCCAGTCAGTGGCATAATAGAGGACGTTTACGATATTAACGGATGGAACAGAGAGGTCATGCCGACGATTACTTGTCCTGATCCTACTCCCATGCACATACAGATGATTGAATACGAGGTCGAAGGTAACTGATGAACCTTGCCCTACAGGATGGAATCTTTAAAGCGCAAGACTTGATGCTTCAAATGCCTCAAGTTGAGTGCGAAGTGTTCCATCATTTTTCTGACGGTCTATATGCGCGGGAATTGCACATACCGGAAGGCGTTGTTTTGGTTGGGGCGTTGCACAAAACGCGGCATATGTTTTTTGTTCAGAAAGGCCAATGCACTGTAATCACACATGAAGGCGAAGAAACAATCACTGCGCCATATATGGGCGAGACAGTTCCGGGTATTAAGCGAATCATTCGTGCTGATACCGATTGCGTATGGATTGGGTTTCACGTTACCGATAAAACAGAACCTGATGAGATCGGTAAGGACATATTAGAGGATTGGGTATGTGGGTAATAACAGCGATTGCCGTAGCGGGAGCCGGTGTTTCAGCTTATGGTCAGGTGCAGGCTGGCAAGGCACAAGAGCAACAACTGAAAGAGCAAGCGAAACAAGAAGAGTTTGCGGCTCAGAGTCAGGAGCTACAGCGTCGGCAGGAATTAAACCGGGCGCTAGCGGCTAATGTGGCGGCTCAATCTGTAGCAGGAATATCTGGGGAAGGTACGCCAGCAAGTCTGGCATTAGCGAGCGCCGAGCAAGTTGGATTAAGTGAAGCCACCATTGACCTATCAGAACGCCTACGAAGATCGGCACTAATACGTCAAGGCAAACAAGCGGCGCAACTTGGTAAAATTCAAGCGGCAAGTACTTTATTAAAAGGTGGCGTTCAAGCCTCTCAACTCAACTAGCGCGTACGGAATAAATAGTTATGGCTCAGAAGCGCATTGATTACTACGGCAGGTTTACACCGACAGGTGTAGATACGTCTCAGGCTAAACGCTTGCAGGCGCTCTCTGGCTTGGCTGAACAGGTCGGCGACATTGCGTTTGAGGTTGGGACTAAGATCCAAACGAAGCGCGGTGCGGAAGCTGGTCTGGCGGCTGGAGCGAAGGCAATAGAGACGGGAGAAGCGCCAGAAGCAAAAGAAGGGTTTTTGTCTCAAATATCTGTATTCGATCAGGCATACAATGACGCTATGCGTGAGTCGTATATCGCTGGCGTAAACAATGACGCTAGAGAAAACATTGCTCGCATTGCCGCCGAAAATTACCGCGACATTGAAGGCTTTGAAAAGAGCGTCACGAAGTATCGTCAAGGTCTTATTAATTCGGTGGGTGAAGATTTTTCCGATTCTGTAAGCGTGTCAATGGACTCCCTTATCAGCTCTGCACGGATAGGCGTACAGAACGAAGTCGCTACTTTTAATTTACAAAAAGCGAAGGATGAGCTAACGCAGGGCGCGGCAAACGCGCTTGATAATGCAATTAAACTTGGAATGCTTGGCGATCAGGTCGGATCTGATGCTCAGTTGCAATCAGCGTACACGTCTATTGACGGCTTAGTGAAAGGTCGATTCTTAACAGAGACAGAAGGCCAGCAAGCAAAAAGAGAAGCAGTTGCAGGTGCGCTTACAGCTAGAGCCAGATACGGATTGCAGGAAACTATTAAGCGGGTAGAGAAGGCCGCAGAGAAGGCCGCAGAAGATGGCGATTACTCAGTAGACGGCACGGAAATAATCTCTTATATCGACAGCCTTACAAACACTCCGGTTTCAGACATGACGGCGGAAGATCAGCAAGCAATGAGTAAAGTATTGCTGTCTGACTGGGATGAGTGGTGGACTACCAAAACCAGATTTGAGGCAGACGAGGCAAAAGCCACAACCAAAATGCAAAACAACAACTTTAGATCGCTGTCTATTGGAATCGTTTCGGGTACAACCGGGCAAACAGAAATTACACGCGCGGCAAGCGCCAAGCAGATTACCGGCTCCCAGCTTAACAGTCTGGCGTCCATCCTTTCCAATCGTGGCAGTGGTTTTGATGACCCCTCAACTATCTACACAATTGAAAGACGAATGATTGATGATCCAGAGGCGGCAAGTGAGTTAATTGCAGAAACGCTTGCAAGTGACGAACCCAAGCTAACTGATAAAACCGCAATGGATTTATACAGGAAAATTGACGCCAACCCGTTGCTAACCACACCAGATGCTAAGAAATATCGCAGAGTCTTACAGCGCACAGTGGCTATTGTCGATGACAGTGGTTTCTTTACTGGCACTGCGGCTCAACGAGAAAGAGCTGTTGTTTTAGAGCTTGCGTTTGATGACGCG